CGGCCTCCCCCGCCGCCTCCCGCGACGACCATATATGAAACAACATTTTCTCCAGCACAAGTAGCTACTTTACATACAGTAAAAGTTCCAGGACTTGTAAATGTATGAATTTTATAATTTCCACAAGTAGAAGTTGTACCACCCGTTGCTTCTATAAAAGGGTTTCCAGCACCGCCAGCTCCAAATCCTAAGACTTGATAACCAAACGATTTAGCTTTTCTCTGTTGGATATTTTTTGTGTTCTTACCAGTAGTAAGTTTATTGTTTAAATCTCTCATATTCTACTTCCTTATGCGTCGTTAGCAGCATCCGTAGTGAAGAATATTCTAACTCCGATGACTCTAGCATCAGAAGTAAAAGTATCTCCGCCAGCGTTTGCATCTCTAAATAATTGAAAATAAGTTATCTCACCAGCTGCAGGAGATCCTGCTATAGTAACAGCACCGCTTTCTGCGGAAATCTGTTGATCCTCAACTGTTCCTATTCCTGCATCTGTAACATTTACTGCAGTTCCATAAGCTACATCAATTGTATCATTATCTGCACACGCAACTCCTTGTAATCCAAAAATACAATCTCCAGTATTAGTGCTTCCAGGTGTCCAATATACTTGATAAGTTATTGTACCCTCATTCCAAGATTTAGGAAATGCTACTGAAAATTGTGCAAACTCATCTGTGTCTTTGTCAAAATCTAAAACTTTTAAATCTGGTCTTGTTGCTGTTGTTTCTACTTGTTGTGCATCTGCACCATTAGTAGTTGCTCCATACATAGCTGAAGCAGGCACCCACATAGTTTCTTTACCTGCAATTTTAATAGCACCTGTATTATCGCCAGCATCTACTGCTTTAGCAACACCTGTACCATTTGGTGCAATAGTTATGTCTCCATTAGCTGCATCTGTAATTGTAATTGTACCTGAGTTAGTACCTGAGTTAGTATCTAAAATTAAATCGTGTGCTCCACTAGTCGTAATTGTGGCGTTCGCTGCTCCTGTTCCAAATACTGTTTCTCCAGTTCCTTTTGGTTTAATAGCTATATCAATGTTTGAATCATCACCCGTTGCAGATAATGTTGGATCATTTCCTGTAGCAGCATTTGCTATTGTAAATTCATTTACAGCAGAACCTGTAGCTGTAAGTAAAGCTAATTGGTTTCCATTAGTATCTAAAATTGAAGTTCCTATTGCAGGAGAGGTTAAAGTTTTGTTTGTTAAAGTTTGTGTTCCTGTGGTTGTAACATTACCAGCAGGTAAAGTATCAATATCTGGATTAGTTCCATCATTTGCAGTAGCAAATACAAGAGCATCTCCTTTATCTCCTGCCGCAAAAGTAAAAGAATCACCACTTCCTGATGCATATTTAAATTGTACTGTGTATGAACCTGATGTTGAATTTCTTAAAAAATAAAAAGTTTGTACGTCTAATGGAATTGTTACGATTTGATTTCCAGTAATAGTTCCTGTGAACTCAATCATTCTATGAGATAAAGTAGCACCTGTAGATCCATCAGAAACTGAAAGAGCTGTAGTTTGTGCACCACCAGCTATACTTTGTGTAGTATAACCACCAGAAATTTGTTCTATAATCTGTAAATTAGTATTGGTTTTTGTCCCCCATGTACCGGCGTTTTCACCAGTTGCCTGAAGTTCTACTCCTAAGGGTGTATATGTTGATGCCATAATTTTTTATCTCCTATTACGCTGCTACGTCTGTATAACTTGTATTAGAACCTGTGTCAATAGCCTGATATGCTTGAATTCCAAACCCTGTTGCAGTTCCAAATCCAGCAACAGAAGCTGTTGCAGAAATCCCAGTTAATCCTACTACATCCGCAGGAGTAATTGTTCCAACACTAGCAGTTGCTGACACTCCTGTCAATCCCATTACATCTGCAGGTGTTAATGTTCCAACACTAGCAGTTGATGATATTCCAGTTAAATTTACAAGTGGATTACTATTTTGATTTGTTTGTCCAAGTCTAAATTCTGCAGAAATACCAGTTAATCCCATTACATCTGCAGGAGATATAGATCCTACGCTTGCTGTTGATGAAACTCCTGTTAATCCCATTACATCTGCAGGAGTGATAGTTCCAACAGACATTGTTGCAGATATACCAGTTAATGCTTGTGTTATATCCCCTATTACTGTTGGTGCACCAACACTTGCTGTTGATGAAACTCCTGTTAATCCCATTACATCTGCAGGACTAATTGATCCGACAGAAGCTGTAGCTTCTTGACCTGCTAATAATACATCTCCCTGAATGCCCCATGCATCAGCATTCCAAGTTGATCTACCCCATCCAGAATTTATTTCTGCATCTACAGTAACAGATCCTATGGATGAAGTTAAAGAAATCCCTGTTGGAAAAACTGTTTCATCGCCCATATCTCCCCATGAACCTGATGAGTTCCAAAGTTTTGCACCCCAACCAACTGCAAATTCATCGGTTATACCCCATCGACCAGCGCTCCAATTTCCTGCTCCCCAAAAATCTTCATTAGGAGTATTTGCTTGTCCCCCCATTGCTGAGTGAACAGTACAATAATAATACAAAGTTGGTGCATCAGATGCTACTTGAATTTGAGTATAAGCTCCAGATGATCCTGGAGTCCCATTTGTTGTTACGCCGGTGGTATACTCACTTCCGCCAGAGTGTGTTCCGTTGCTTGTTGTAGAAAATCTTAATGGGTGTCCACTATTAGAACTATCTGATTGGTCGAATCTAAAAGTTGCACCTTCTACTAATTCAACCGTTGCTTGTTGTGTGCCATCAATAACGTATTTATTGCCTGAATCGGTGCTTACGACCGTGACTGTGAATGTTCTGTCAACGGACATCCGTTGCTACTCCTTACGCTATTCTAATTATTGCGTTAGAGGCGTCTGCTGTTGGAAATTGAATTGTGAAAGTTCCACTTGTTACAGTTTTATCACCACCAAAAGCTATTACAGCAACAGCTTTATCTGATTGCGTGTCATTGTATATTAACGCGCCATTAGCTGTAAAAGTTGCAGATGTAAAACTGACGTCTGCAAAGTCACAAATTGCAGTTGTTCCTGAAGTAGTTGGTGTAACGCTTGTTAAAGCTGCACCGCCTGCAGTGTATGCAGATCCAGATGTGTTTGAAATCTCATTTGATGTTGAGTATGCAGTTGTGCCTGCACCTAAAGATGCATCACTTGTATATAAAGCTATTTTAAAACTGTTACCGCTTGATGCAGTAAAATTGTGTGTTCCAACTAAAATTTCTTGTTTAAAACTTGTACAAATTGCCGATGATATTGCCATAATTTATTCTCCTACGGGTTTGCCGAGTTTACTGGGATACGAACAGCGCCATCAGTGTAGTCATCTCTTCGTCTTCTTCCAACTTGCTCATTAGCAAACTTTTGTACCTCTTGTTTATACTTATTTTCATACAGTGTCAACATATCAATTGGGCCTTTTAAAAAACTATATGTCTCTGATAAACAACAATATAGTAGCCCATTTGGGAAATTAAGACTGATATAATTAGTGTCATTATTTTCTAATAATGCAGGGGCTGCATTGTAATGAACTCTAAATTTATATGTGGTATCGGGGACCGGAGCAAACATCATTCTTCCAGATGTGGTGTCTGACTCTCCTGTACCACCTCCAAACATAGCATAATATTTTGGCTGTCCTCTTTTAGCAGATGCTGTTGATGATACATACTCTTGTAAATATGTAATATCTTTTTTTTCTAACCATACATTAGGACCAGTTATTTCTGATGTAGAATCATAAACTTGTATACCTCTTATAAAAACAGCTCCTGCTGGAGCGTTGATTGTTTCTTGACCTGTAACTAAATTACCAGATTGTTGTTTTCTATCAGCATCAATGGGCACATCTCTAAATATTCTATATTGTGCGTTTAATATTATATTTTCTAAAACAGCATCTGTTAAAACATTTGAATCTGTTTCTGTGTAACTTCTTATCTGTGTTTTTAATCCTGATGCACTTAATCCAGCCATTATAACACTCCTGCTATTTCTCTACAAATAGGACAACTTTTTTTATACCTATTATGTGTTCCACATTTTCTTTTTTCCGGCTCATGCACAGGTATTTCTGGTTCTGGCATTTTTGTATATAATTCTATGTGTTCGTCCTCTGGACACTCACATTGTTTTATTTTAAATAAACTACAAATAAAATTTTTTAATTTTTTAATCATGGCGATATTGTAACTGGTCCTGCAGACACAGTTGGTCCTCCCTTTTCCTCTGTTATACTAGGAGTTGCCCCCAGTGTAAATGTGTATTTATCTGTCGTCGTAACTGTTATGCTAAAGCCTGATGCATTTTCATATACTGAAAAAGCCACTCCTCCAGGACTACCTTGAACATTTCTAAATCTAACGGTGTTACCAGTGGATCTTCCATGATTCGGCTCTGTCACTGTAACAGTTTGTGAGCTTGAAATTGTAGAAAAAGGATTATTACCTAGCATCGCTGCAGCAGCAGGTTCTACTCTGTCGGGTCTTACATGTCTCAAAGATATGGCATCACCATTCATAGGTTTTGGTTCTAATTGTGGTTGCTTTGGTTCAAATTCAGAAACATGCACGAAAGCACCATTCCATTCTCTAACCATTTCTTTGTATGGGAACTCCATACCAGATCTGTCTGATATTGCTCTTGCGTATTTACCTGTTGCGTACTTTGCCATTATGTTCCTGGGTAATAAGCTTTAGGCGTAATGTGTGTGCTTGAAGCTGACCCGTCCTCCGCTAGTGCTCTTGCAAACTCATCCTCGTAAGCTAGTTTTGTAGCCTGTATGAGTTGTGGTTGGTATTTTTGTGCGAGATAATATGCAAGTCCTGATACCATACAAGGTACAAATCTAAATGGCACATCTGTTGCATTTGTATAATCTCCCACATCCTGTATTCTTTTTATGAAAAAGAAATGCATATCTTTAGATGCATTTGTTGAATCTGGTGTTGGGTAAACGTGTATCGTAACCTTATCTATAAATCTCTCTACCCAGTATTGATTGGGTGTCCCTTTGGATAATTTGTTTGAGAATCCTGCATAAGTTGATCTATCAACTTTTGTCATCGGACTATCTGATTGTGTTGTCTGTGTTCTATTAGATCTTAATTGTGCTTCAAGGACATCGGATATACCAAACACACTAGCTGGATCTGTGGTTGTTGCTGACGTTCCATCACCGCTTGATCTAAAAAAATCATAATCTGCCTG